TAGATATTGAGAATAAAATGGATAATGCAAACTTAGAAAATGTTAATGAATCAATGAATCCATCAGCAATTAAAAAGATGAGAGATGAATTTGAAAAGACAGGTGATTTACCACCACACTTAAAAAAGTTCGCATTAGACTTAAAAATTTTGAAAAAGAAACACAAAGTTAAAAATATAGTGGTTCCAGGTTTAGAGTGGATGTCAGATATGAAAGAATCAGTAAATGAAGACGGACACACAGATGTCGCATCAGCAAAAAGAAAAGTAATGATTATGGTTCAAGATTCAAATAAACTATTGAATAAATTAAATGGAATGAATACAGAAGATTCATTACCGAGTTGGTGGACAGATAAAATAACTTTATCACAGAATTATTTACAAAAAGCAACCAATTATTTATTGAATCCAGTTGAATCAGTAAATGAAGCAAAATATAAAGTTCATATGAGAGATAAAAAAAGAGGAAATTTTGAATTAGAAAAATTTCAAACTGGTGGTCAATCTTATGATTACAAAAAAGGTATGGACATAGTAAAAAAATTAAGAAAGATGAGTGGTAGTCTTGAATATAAGTTAGTAAAAGAATTTCGTAATAAAAGAGAAGCAAAGACTGCTCGTGACCAAATCGGTCATAAAGCATTGTATATGATAGGAGCTAAAGATTTTGCATTTGGAAAATCAGGTGGAAAAAACTCATTAGTGTTTAAAATTATGAGAAACTCAAAAGGTGTTTCACACATTAGAATGACATTAACATCATTAGATTTATACGATATAGACTTTTTAGCAATAAGAGCAGGAAAAGTAAAAGTTAAATCAAAAGAAAAGGGAGTTTACGGAGACCAATTACGTGCGATGATAAAAAAGAACACAGGTCTAAACGTAACATTATAGGGAATACAAGATGGCACTATCAAAAAAACAAATAATGGAAATGAACAAAAAATGGAAAGACTTCCGTTTAACTGAATCAGCTAAGATTTTTAAAGACGGAGCACAACACGGATTTGATTTAACTGATTTTAAACCAGGTGGATTTAAAAGATTTTTAAAAGCATTAGGTATTCCTATGGTATCAAAAGGTTCATCAACAGGTGCACCTTGGTCAGACGGAAGACCCTACTTTTGGAGAAACAAAGACATTATTATCATCACTGCAAACAATCCAATTACAGGTCAATATAATATGAAAGGTAGAAGAAGTCCAGAAAAGAATTACGCATCATATGTAGGAATTGAGACAAAAAATCCAGAAGATATGGACAAAGTAGTTAAATTATTTAAACAAAATACATCTTATCGTAAAGGTGAATCAAAAGGAAGAAGGGACTTTATATAATGATTAAGTTAAAAGACATTTTAAACGAAAACCAAATCTTAATAACTGAAAAGTTCGCAGCAGGTAAACTTAGAGCATTAACAAATCATTGGCAAGGATTAGAAGCTCAATTCTTTATGTGGGGAGCGAAACTTGGTGTTGAGTGGGATAAAATCAAAGACTCAGAAATAGAAACTAATGCAAAACCAAAGAAAAAAGGTGTTGAAATCGCTTATGTTGATAAAGATGTTACCGTACCAACCAAAGGTAAAAAAGGGTATTGGTCAAGTGACAACTTAAGATTAAAAAAATTCACAGCAGTCTTGGTATTGAAAGACGGAAAACCAATGTGGTGGACACACGACTACGAACCAGCATCAAGAGTTCAAACCGTAACAGGTAAAAGACTAACACGTGGTGGATATAGTAAAGGTAGAGTTGCGACCGTAGATGTTGGAACAAGAGATTTACCTTATCCAAGAAGAAATAAAACTTTCGGTATTAGTCAATTAGGATATCAATCATTATCATCAGTAATGAAAATACCAGGAATTAAATTTCATCATATCAATTTAGATGAAGACCAACCTTATATGGGTGCTGGTGTCGTACGACAAATGAGACAAGCAGCACAATTCGGAGCAAGTAAATTTACAACTAATGATGAATTTAGAAGAATTAATCAATCTTATTTTGATGAGATGTTAAAGAAAAGATTAAACGACCCTAAGAAATTAGCAGAAAAAGTCAAGAAAGCAGCAGAATTTTGTCAAGAAATTATTGACGGAGCACTTGGTGGTAAGAAAGCAACCGGTAAAGTTAAAAAAATTATTGATGGGTTCCAATCTAACAGAACATCGAGTACACAAGAAGCAGACGCATACGCCTTATCATCAGCAGTGGGTGATGACTTAAGTCAATTGTATAGATATTATGGATATTACTTAGGTGCTTTGGAACAAGAAAAGCAAGATAAAATCAATTACGGAACAGCAGATTTTTCAAGAAGTGATGCTGAAGGATACGCAAAAGATGTCCAAAGATATACACTTGGAATTATGTCAGGTAAATTTAGATAATGATTAAATTAAAAGATATACTACTTGAAAAAAGCACTTACTTTTTAGATAAGTTTAAAGATAAAGAATTATCAAGTCAACAATATTCACAAATCAATCGTGAACTAAAACACTTGAAGTTTGGTTTGAAAGATTTAGAAAGGGGTGTTAAACAACAGAATGATAGAGTAACACTTGACAATATTCAGTATCTTGTAATTAAGATTGGTACATTGAAGAAAGTATTGGGATTAAAAGAATCTTTTTCTGGAATCACAGACGCAGGACTTGGGTATTCTAATCAAGAGGCAAAAAAGTTTTCAACTGACGCAGTAAACAAAGCGTCAAAAGAAATAGGAAAAGCTCAAAATAGAGCAGTAAGTATTTTTACATCAGATATGAAAAATGGTAAATATGACAATATGGACTTAGCAAGAAGTATTAAACAAGGAAACATTAGAGACGCAAGTCGTTCTAAAAGAAGTGTATTACAACAATTGTACTATGATGTACGAGATAGATTTAACAAATACGGAAGAAGAAAAAAGAATTAACTTATATTTATTAACAAGGAGAATATAAAATGGCAAAGTTAAAAGATTTAGTAAAAGAGAACTTTTCAGTAGTCGGTGGAGTAGTTTCTACACCAGCGATTAATGCAGGATATGGTTCTTTGACACAAATCGTTAAAGAAAAATATGGTGAACAAACACAGAAAGTTTCATCACAACAAGTAAGTGAAGCACTTAAAAACTACAACAAGTTAGGTGAAGCATTATATCAACAACAATCATTAAAAGAAACTGCAAAATCTCTATCACAGATAGCAGAAATGGCAGCAACACACACGGTTCAGGAAACTGAAGATTGGTTTGATAAAGTTACCGTAACTCGTAATATGAAAGAATTAACAAATCACTCAAAATCTTTTGCTAAAATAGCAGAAGAAGCATCATCAGTTCAACAAAGATTATCTGGACTATATGAAGATATGGGTAATATTTTAAATCGTTACTACGACATTCCAGAAGGAGAAGACAAAGTTGATAGTGATGAAACAAAAGACCAAATAGAAGAAGGTGATTATGAAGCATTTTTTCAAAAAGCAATGAAAAAATTTGGAATTTCCGCACCAGATGAATTAGAATCAGATGAAAAGAAAAAAGAATTCTTCAACTATGTAGATAAAAACTACAAAGCAAAATCTGAAGGTAAATTCTAATGAAACTTAAATCACTGTTAAAAGAATCAAAAGCTTGGGAAAGAAAGTTTGGTGAGCCATTACCAACACTTGAAGACACTACAAGAGCATATAAATTAAAACAAGAAGACTTAAATGAAAATGATTTAAATAAAGTATCAAGTATACTTGGTAAATCATCAAGTGATGTTAATAAGTTTTTAAAAAAACACGTAGGATTACAAGCAGATGACTTATTAGATGCGTTAGAAGCTTCAAGAGATAGAAGAAGAACTGCACTAATGATTATGGCAGCTATGAACGGTAATCGTAAAGCGTTGAGACAATTAGATAATATGTTTGGATTTTTATAAAATGATTAAATTAAAATCACTATTAAAAGAAAACAAGAATCTTAAAGTTAGGAAAGAAGCATTGTTAAAAATTAACTATATGTTAAGATATAGTCAAAGACTTGGTAGTGATGAAAAATCCGATTTAAAAGAATTAGCATTAATAGTTTCAAAAATAAGATAAAGAAAGAGAGTAAAGGTTGTTAAAAGTACAGATTCGTAAAGGTCAATCAGTAGAAAAAGCACTTAAAATATTCAAACGAAAAGTAAAAGACTCAGGTATTATGTTTGAATTGAAAGAGCGTTCTTTTTATAAAAAGCCGTCGGCATTAAAAAGAGAACAGAAAAATAAAGCAAAACTACGAACCAAATACGAAAAATTAAAAAATCAAGAAGATTAAAATAAATACACACTTTGTGTGATATTTTTTGGTTTTGTTATATTTATATATACAAAACTAAATACACTATCGTATTATTCATACATCATATAGTGTAAATCAATAAAACTATATTATAGTTCTCAATAACTATATTGAATCCAAAACGGAGAAATAACAATGGATGATTTACTAAGAGAAGCTATTGCTGACGCTAAAGCCGTTAGAGAAACTGCATTAGAAAACGCAAAAATAGCACTTGAAGAAGCATTCACACCACGTTTGCAATCTATGTTGTCTAAAAAAATCGCAACAGAAATCGAAACTGATGAAGACGAAGCTGAAGAAAGAAGCATGTCAGAAGAAGACGAAGAAGAAATGAAAATGGACTCTGATGAACTTCACTCTGATAAAGAGGAAGACGACGCTGAAGAAAGAAGCATGTCAGAAGAAGACGAAGAAGAAATGAAAATGGACGCTGATGAAGAAGAAGCAGAAGAAATGAAAATGGACGCTGATGAAGAAGAAGCAGAAGAAATGAAAATGGACGCTGATGAAGAAGAAGAGGAAGAAATGGCTGGAATGAAAGAGGAAGAGGAAGAAGAAGACGACGACCTTGACCTTGAATCAGTTCTTGCTGAATTAGAAAAAGACCTTGACGACGAAGATTCTGAAGACAAAGTTGACGAAACTGAAAAATCTGACAAAGATGAAGAAGAAAAAGTTGACGAAAACGATGTGTCATCACAAATCGGCGCTTCAGACAACAAAGTTAATCCAGAAGCAAATGATTCTTCAAAAACAGGTGCACAAGGACCAGAAGGCGAAGGTAAAGACGAGCCAGCAGGTAATGAACTTGATGACCACCAAGTAGTGAAAGAAGAAAAAGACGAGGACGAAGTTGAAGAAGACTTAGACCTTGACGAAGTTCTGAAAGCACTATCTGAAGAAGAAGACGCTGAAGAAGAAGCAGACAAAGTGGATGAACTTAAAAAAGAAATCAAAGAAACTCGTGATGTTGTAAAATTCATGCGAGCAAAATTAAACGAAGTTAATCTATTGAACGCTAAATTATTGTTCTCAAACAAATTGTTTAGAGCATTTGGATTGAATAACGACCAGAAACTCAAAGTTGTAGAAAACTTTGACAGAACTACAAACTTAAGAGAAGTTAAATTGGTTTACGCTACATTAGCAGAATCATTTAAAAAACCTTCAAGAATAAGTGAGTCAGTTTCTAAAGGTTCAAGTTCAAAACCAGTTGCTTCAACAAAACCTGCTAAAGAAGAGGTATTGAGTGAGGGAGCAGAATTAAAAGCAAGATTCAAGAAATTAGCAAACATACTTTAAGGAGTAGACTAAAATGAGTAAATTAAATTCAATTGAAACTTTGATGGATGGACATAATCCACAAAGACAATTATTAGAGCAAACTCGTCAGTTAGTTGAAAAATGGGAACCAACAGGTCTTTTAGAAGGTTTAGAAGACGAAACTAAAGTTCACGGAATGGCAGTCCTACTTGAAAACCAAGCAGGTCAGTTAATCCAAGAAGCTTCAGTTACTGGTGGACAGAACGCAGAAGAATGGAGTGGAGTAGCACTTCCATTAGTAAGAAGAATCTTTGGTGAATTAGCAGCACAAGACTTTGTGTCAGTTCAACCAATGAATCTACCTTCTGGTCTGATTTTCTATCTTGACTTTAAATATGGTACTGTTCAAACAGGTAACCATACTGACAGAGCCGATGTATATGGTAATACATCAGGTTCAAATGTAGACGCCTCAGGCGGTCTATACGGAGCAGGTAAATTTGGATACTCAATAAATGACAAAATCACTGGCGAATTAGCAATTCACGCATCAAATGTTGATGACAATGAATACACTTCAGGTTCAGTAACTTGGTCAGATGTTGATTATGAACCAGACCTATCCGCTTCAGTAGCATTAGGTAACGCAGCAAATGATGGTTTAGTAAAAATTACTACATCAACATCAGCATACACAAACGCCGATGTAGACGGAGTTAGAGCATTCTCTATCTCAGGTAGTGGTTTTGATGAGTTCTTCCCGGCTTACACAAAGCACGATAAGGACAATTCACAAATTACATTTATCGCTAAAAAATCAATAGCTGGTGCACCAGGTCCGTTGAAAGTGAAATATCACGCACAACCAAGCACAAATTACAGCAGAACTGATTTTGAAGCTACAGCAGCTCAAACAGACGCAAACCCTGAAACTGATATTGATATACCAGAATTAGACATTGCGTTAAAGAGCATTCCAATCATCGCTAAAACTCGTAAGTTAAAAGCAGTCTGGACACCAGAACTTGCTCAAGACTTAAACGCTTACCATTCAGTTGACGCAGAAGCAGAACTTACATCACTATTAAGTGAGTACATTTCAATGGAAATTGACTTAGAAATACTTGATATGTTGATGGGTAACGCATCCGCTAAAACAGAATTCTGGTCAGCAAGAGTTGGATACGAATATGATTCAGCAAATACTACATTTGTAGAATCAAGTGGTGCTTCAAACGCTTACACTAAAGGTGAATGGTTCCAAACACTTGGAAACAAAATCCAAAGCGTAAGTAATGCAATACATCAGAAAACACTAAGAGGTGGAGCAAACTTTATAGTTGTATCACCAGAAACTGCAACAATCCTTGAATCAATTCCAGGATATGCAACAGGTGCTGATGGCGACGCTAACACAAATCAATTCGCAATGGGTGTTCAAAAGGTAGGGGCAATTAACAACAGATACACTGTTTACAAAAACCCTTATATGTTAGAAAACCAAATCCTTGTAGGATTTAGAGGTTCTAACTTCTTAGAAACAGGAGCGGTTTACGCACCATATGTTCCTATGATTATGACACCATTAGTATACGACCCTAAAAACTTCACTCCAAGAAAAGGTGTGATGACAAGATACGCTAAGAAGATGGTTCGTCCAGAATTCTATGGTAAAGTCGTAGTTGCAGATGTTAACTATGTATAATAGTTAGTATTTCAACACATACTAAAAGCTGAATAAGCATACGAAAAACCCCTATTAATTTAGGGGTTTTTTGTTTTTTATCTAAGAATTACCTATTTATATACGAAGATTAATTTCCATCCCCAAAAACTTCCAACTCTGGCGACGGATGACGTGAGTATTTGGCTAAACCAAATGTATTTGGGGTCTTGTAATCTAACAATTAATATATTTGGGACAGGGAAATCCCCAAATAAATGGAGAAAAATAATGGCAAACAAATCAAATGCAACTTTAAAAAGTGTATTGAGACAATCACACGCAAATTATATGGATAATTTAGTGGATTCAGTAGGTCTATATGCAGAAGGACAATCAGGTGGTGAGGCAATAAACCTTTCAGCAGATACAACTTTAGCAGTAAACACTCACTCAGTTCAGGTTGGTAAATTCGTTACTATTTCAGCAGACGCTAAAACATTAACATTACCAGCAGTTGTGGTTGGTGCTTCTTTCATTATCGTAAACACATCAGCAGACGGTGGTTCACTATTAACAATATCACCTAATTCAAGTGATAAGTTCTTAGTAGATATCGCAGGTGGTGCTGGAACAGATGATAAAGACATCATACTTGCAAAAGCTACACAAAGTCAATATGACTATGTTCATTTAGTTGGTTTAAGTTCAGTAGGATGGCATATTCAAGACATTCGTGGAACTTGGGTTGACCAAGCATAATAATTAGTTTTAGGACTAAGTATTATAGAAGTGAAAAGCCCCTACTATTTGTAGGGGTTTTTCGTTTTTCTTATATTTATTAATGTATATACAAATAGACTATTAATAGGAGATTTTAATGGCTCAAGAAGCAATATGGCCAGGTAGTGGTTCTGCTATCCACCAAGATAGTGGTTCTACACCATTTGGGTTATACGATAGTGACACAACATTCCAAACAGACGGACCTAAATTCGCAACTTGGTGTGCTCAAAGACTTGGTTATCCAATAACCGAAGTTGAATTACAAGACACACAATTTTACGCTTGTTTTGAAGAATCCGTATCAGAATACTCGGCACAAGTTAATCAATTTAACATTCGTGATAACTTATTACATTTAAGAGGACAAGAAACAAGTTCAAACTTTACTCACAAACGAGTAAAACCTACATTATCTGAAAATATTTTTATTTCAGAAGATTATGGTTCAGAAGCACAAGTAGGTGGAACCGTTGACTACAAAAGAACAGCAGTTTCAGTCAATTCAGGAAGTCAAATTTATGATTTAAATGACTTAGTCGGTAATGCAAGTGAAAGTGGTGCAAGTATAGAGGTTAAACGAGTTCATTATGAAGCAAGACCTGCGGTAACAAGATACTTTGACCCATACGCATCAACAGGATTTGGAACTTACAATATGTTGGACGGATTTGGATTTGGAAGTTATTCACCAGCAATTACTTTCGTATTACAACCAATCTACGCAGATTTATTGAGAATACAAGCAATTGAATTTAATGACCAAATTAGAAAATCAGCATATTCTTTTGAAATTCGTAATAATCAATTAAGAATATTCCCAGTTCCAACACAATCAGGTAAATTGTGGATAGAATATGTGAAAACTGACGATAGAGATAATCCACTAAGAACAAGATTTAGTGGTTCAGCAGATGTAGTTTCAGATTACTCAAATGCCAGATATGATTTTATGACATATAATAAAATTAATGATGTTGGTAAACAATGGATAAGAAAATATGGATTAGCATTGTCAAAAGAGTTGTTAGGTATCGTTCGTTCTAAATATGGAACAATTCCTATTCCAAATGCAGAGGTTTCCTTAGATGGAGATACATTAAGAGCAGAAGCATCTGCAGAAAAGGAACAATTAATAGAACAATTGAGAGAAAACTTAGAACAAACAAGTCGTAAAGCACTTATGGAAGCTCAAAAGGAAGAATCTGAATCACAACAAGAAACTTTGAAGAAAGTTCCATATCCACTTTACATAGGATAATCAAATGGCACAACGATATTATGGAGCAAAAGATTTAGCAACCATAGAAAAGTTCAATAGAGAACTTTTAGGTGAACCGAATAAGGGTGATTGTGGAATAATCGACCAGTTTGTAATTCTTTACAGAACATCAGTATATGAAACAGAAACCAATATGTATGGTGAAGCTTCCGATGGTAAAGTTTACAAACAAGGTGTAAAACTTCCTTGTGTTGTAGATGCTGAAGATTTCGACTTTCAATATACAGAATTTGGTCCAGATAATAAACAAAATGTTTCATTTGCGTTTCAAAGAGCGTATTTAGTAGAAGTAGATTTAAGACCAGACATTGGTGATATCTTAAAATGGAATGAGGGTTATTTTGAAGTCAATACTTATAATGAAAACCAATTAATCGGTGGTAATCCCGATAATAGTCACTCAATAGTGGTTTCGGCACATTTAGTAAGAACACCAACCACAAACTTAGAAGAGTATAGAGGATATTAATGGCAAGACAAAAACCAATACCGAGAAGTCAAAGAAAGATTTTTAATCGTGGAGAAAAGATAAGTCGTAATTCACCAGCAGTAAAAGATGATGTAAAAAATTTATCAGTTGGTATTATGGATATGGATTCTGCCATTATGTATTACTTTAATGAAGTAATCAAACCAGAAGTAGAAGTCAATAAAGAAAAAGTAAAAGTTCCTTGTATTTACGCATCACCGGAGAGGTGGACCACGATTTCTAAACAAGGATTCTTAAGAGATAAGAAAAGACAAATAATTACACCATTGATTGTGTTCAAACGAACAGGTATGGAAAGAAATGATGATATACCTATCGATAAACTTGACGCAAATAAACCAAGAAACTTTTATTCATTTGAAAAAAAATATTCTCACCACAACAGATATGATAAATTTAGTGTTCAAAAAGGATTAACACCAGGTAGAGAGTATTATAATGTAGCTATGCCAGATTATGTAACTCTTTCTTATGAGTTTATAATTTGGACTTCTTACATTGACCAAATGAATCGTATCGTAGAAAAAATTAATTATTCGGACGGAGCATATTGGGGTGAACCAGGAAAGATGAGGTTTAGAACTCGTCTGGAAAGTTTTTCAGACTCAAGTGAAGTTGATGGTGAAAGACTAATCAAGACAACATTTAGTGTTAATTTATATGGATACATTTTACCAGAGACTTTTAATAGTCAGACAACCACCCAAAAATTCTTAACAAACAAAAAACTTATAGTAAGAGAAAATGTAGACACTACATTAGTGGATGAAAAAGGAGATGTTTCATTACCAGTTGGTGCAGAAACACCAGCGAGTGGTAGATTCTCAATATCAATAAGTAAACCACTAACTTTCAGACAAGGGACTGGTGTTACATTATCAAATAATGGGGTTGGTTTTGATGGTTCAACTGCAATAACACAAGTAATATCTATCGGACAATCAGTTGGAACAACAGACAATGTAACTTTTGGAACTCTAACTGCAAACCAAGTTAACTTAGGGACCGCGACTACAAAATTTACCGATGGTGGTATAAGTGGTAGTGTTGATATTACTGGTTCAGCAGTTGTTAGTGGTAGTTTAACTGTAAATGGTAATGTTGTTGTTACTGGTAGTTTAATAAGTAATACTCTTGTAAAAAACATTACAACTCGTTCTATCGATTATTCAACAGGTTCAAATCAATTTGGTGATTCATCAGATGATATTCACAGATTTACTGGAAGTATGGATGTAACTGGTTCATTTAAATTAAATGGATATGAAATAAACGAAATATCAAATGACTCTTCATTTAGTGACGCAAGTGCAACTGCACTTGTTACTGAAAGAGCGGTAGCGAACTTTAATGTAGCGGGAACAACAACAGCAGAAACAACCTATTTGAGAAAACAATTTTACAAAACATCAACAGGTATAAGTGGTAGTAATACTGCAAGTTTCAACGCAACAACAGCTTCTGCACCAAGTGGTGTAACAGCAACGAATGAAAATGATTTTGTGTTCTTTATTAATGGACAATATATGGAACACGATGCGTTATCAATTAGACAAAAATCAACAGGTAGTTTCCATTTACAAGTAAACACTACATCAATAGGATATTCATTGGAAAGTGATGACGAGATATTAGCAATCGGTAAATTTAATACATAGGTAAAACGATGAGTGATATAATATTTAAACTGAAAAATCCTTTAACGATTTCATCATCCAATTTTGTAACTACCACCGATAACGACACTACATTCGATACAAGAGAATTTGACGGACTATTCAAAAGTAATGTAAAGTTTTCATTACCACAAGCAGTTGGAACGACAGATAGTGTCCAATTTAATCAAGTCACTTTATCACCAAATACTTTGACCGTTGGTACAGGTTCAAACACATTAGTATTAAAAGACAAGAGTATATCTGGTTCATCACCAATAACATTCCAAAATGATTTACTGGTTACTCAGAATACAACAATACTTGACGGATTTACATTTACAGGAACATTAGCTACTGGTTCATCAACAATCGCAACTTCCTCAGTTGTGATAGAAAATCAATCCGGCAGTACAATCTGGGGTGAGAATCTTTCACAGAAACAATTCTTTTCAAGTAGTTTAGAGGTTACGGGTTCAGTTTTACTAAATAAAGATGATAGTGTTCCGATTAGACCATTTGATGAAATATCAAATGACACAAGTGTTTCTGATGCAAGTAATACGGCATTGGTAACGGAAAGAGTAGCAAAAACCTTTTTATCAACACTAAAACCAGAAAGAAATTATTTAAGAAAATCATTTGTTCATACTGGTAGCCTTATGTCTTCAACAAGTGTAAAATTTGTAGCAATAACAGCGTCAGCTCCGGTCGGTATGACACAAACATCAGAAAATGATTTTATGTTTTTTATAAATGGTATGGTAATGGAAAATGACGCACTAACCATACAACAAAATTCATCAACAGACTTTAGACTCACTATAAATTCGAGTGAATTGGGATATTCATTGGAATCAGATGATGAGGTCATAGGGTTTGGGAAATTTAATAGTTAGATATTTATAAGTAGGAATATACAATGGCAAATATTAAATCAAAACAATTCGCAAGTTTACTAACATTATCAACAGCAAGTATTGATGTTGTTAGTGGTTCTTTCTTGCCAGACGCAGCAAACACTTACAATGTCGGAAGTTCAACAGTACCTTGGTTGAGTGGTTCATTTCAATATATGGATATTAATCAAGGTGGACAAGTACATTCAACAAATTTATTCGTAAGTGATGTTAGTAGATTTACAGGAAGTATTGTTTTGAAAGAACAATCAACACTACCTACCGCATTAGAAGGTGGAATAGTATATAGTGGTAGTAATTTTTATTTAGGTTTTGATTAAAATTTAGTTTTGTTATATTTATAGATAGAAATAAAATATCGTCATATAGGAGATAAAAATGGCAACTTGGAAAAAAGTTATTGTTAGTGGTTCAGCCGCAGAGTTGAGTTCAGTAACATTAGATACACAATTAGCAGTGGCACAAGGTGGAACCGGTGCAACTACATTAACAGATGGTGGTGTTCTACTCGGTAGTGGAACAGGCGCAATCACAGCGTTAGGTGTTCTTTCAGATGGACAAATGATAGTTGGAGACGGAACAACAGACCCAGTTGCAGAAAGTGGTGCAACTCTAAGAACATCAATCGGTGTTGGAACAGGTGATTCACCAACATTTACAGGATTAACATTAAGTGGTGATTTAGAAGTTCAAGGTGGAGATATTACTCTAACTAATGGAGCAACCGATATAGATTTGATTGATAATAATGCAAACGCTTTATCTATTGACGCAACCGGCGCAGAAGGACTTATTAGAATAGACACACAGAACTCTTCAGAAGCAGTTCATATGTCAAAAGCATTAAATGTTGTAGGAGCAATTAGTGGTAGTTCAACAGCCGAATTCGCTTCATTAACATTAGACACTCAATTAGCAGTAGCAGAGGGTGGAACAAACGCTACAGCATTAACTGATAAAGCAGTATTGATTTCACAAGATAGTGGAACAGATACAGTTAATTCATTAGCACTTACAGGTAATGGTGAGATTGTAGTTGGTGGTTCAAGTGGGCCAGCAGTAGAAGCAGCAGCAGATGTTGCAGGAACAGGTTTAGACGCATCAGTAGGTGACGGAACATTAGCAATTAATGTAGCAGCAGCACAAACAAGTATTACATCTCTTATAAATTCCAGTTTAACAAAAATTGGAACAGCAGCCGACCAAGAATATATTAAATTTGATACTTCAAATGAAGTAAATGTTCACATTAATAATACAGAAAGATTTAGTGTAACTGCAACAGGTGCTGACTTAACAGGAAACTTAAGTGTTAGTGGTGATGTAGATTTAACAGGAGCAGCTACAGACATTGACTTAGTTGATAACAACGCATCAGCTCTATCATTTGACGCGACTGGTAAAGCAGGTATCTTAGAAATCGACACTTCAAATAGTGCAGAGGGTGTTAAGATGTCTGGTGACTTGACAGTTGAGGGTAATTTTGTAGTCAATGGTGATACAACACAGGCAAATGTCGCTAACTTGTTAGTTCAAGATAGATTCTTACTACTAAATAGTGGTTCAGCTACTGGTGACGGTGGTTTGATTGTTCAAACAGAATCTGCATTTAGTGGTAGTGCATTCGTTTATGATGATAGTGAAAGTCGTTTTGGTTTCCAAATCGGAACTAAACTCGGTTCAAGTGCAGTAGCATCAGTACCAGACGCACACGTTTCATCAGTCGTAACATCTGATTTATCCACATATCGAAAGAATGGTAATATTAGAGTTCAGTCTGGTGACATATATATTTATGTAGAATAGTAAAGGATAATTAGAGGTTATTATGGGTATAGTAGACAGAATAGAGCAAGTAAAAAAAGAAAAACAAAGAGCAGTAAGTCTAACGAAATCAGAAATTGAGTTTATATTGTATTTGTTTAGTGAAAGTATGATACCGGGTAAAAAATTAGTTGAGGCAGTATCCGCAATTGAAAAATTACAGGTAAAATACAAAGAATTAGAAGAAGATAAATAACTTTATTGGCCTTGATGTGGCAATCAAGGAAGTGGGCCGAGTAGGTAACCAACCGTAAGGAGAAAAAATTAAATGCCAAGTTGGAAAAAAGTAATAGTATCGGGCTCATCGCCCACTTTAAACGAACTCACCTTATCTGGTGACGCAAATTTAGCACCAACAAACAAATTAAATTTCGATGGCGACGGTGGTCACACTTATATCCACGAACAATCAGACGACAATTTATTATTTAAAGTTGGTAACCAAAATATGTTGGTTATGGTAGAAGGCTCTACCGACTATGTAAGAGTGCCAGATAGTGTTAGATTATCAGCAGGTAGTAGTAATGATTTACAAATGGTTCACGACGGCACTAATTCTTCTCTTTTAAATAACACCGGCGATTTAACAATATCCAATTTAGTTGATGACAAAGATATTATTTTAAAATCAGATGACGGAAGTGGTGGAACAACTCCTTACATAACAATAGATGGTAGTGCAACACTTACAAATTTTGATAAAGCCACAAGACATTTAGATAGTGTTATTTCATATTTTGGAACTGGATTAGACGGAAGAATATATCACGACGGTAACAATTTTTATATAGCACAAGTCACTACTGGAGATTTATACATACAAAACGAACTTAATGATAAAGATGTTATCTTAAGAAGTGATGATGGTAGTGGTGGATTAGCTGCTTACATAACATTAGATGGTAGTGCAGGTACGGTAGAAATCGGAAAAGCTACAAATGTTGACGGAACATTAACATCAACAGGTGATGTTGTGGCATTCTACTCATCAGACGAAAGACTTAAAGACAATATTACAAATATACACAAACCATTAGCAAAAATTGACAAAATTGGTGGTTACAAATTTACTTGGAATGATAAACAAGATACCTACTTAGGTAAAGATGTTGGTGTATTGGCACAAGAAATAGAAGCAATAATGCCAGAAGTAGTAACAACAAGAAAAAATGGATACAAGGCCGTAAAGTATGATAAACTTGTTCCATTACTAATTGAAGGTATTAAAGAATTAGATAAAAAAATTAAAGATATTGAAAAAAATTGTGATTGTTTGAAAAAATAATCAATATTTATTACTAAACCAAATTAGGAGTTATAATGGCAAAAAACACAGAAATTAAATTCACACAAGATGAGTTAGATTCATTACAAGGACTAAGAACAAATTACGCCAATATTGAGTTATCATTGGGTAAATTGGAAGTTGCTCGTATCAATCAAGAACAACAACTTGAAAGATTGTCTAATGAAAAATTGAGATTAGAAACTCAGTATTCAGAAGTTCAAAATCAAGAAATAGCATTAGTTCAAGAATTAAATGATAAGTATGGTGCAGGGAATCTTGACCCAGAAACTGGTGTATTTACACCAACAAAATAATTACTCTTACGAGTGAATTTTGAGAAATTACTATGATATTTATACATAGTTAATAATCTTTAGGGAGAAAAGAAATGGCAGAAAGAATAGTAAGTCCTGGAGTATTTACCAGAGAAAAAGATTTATCTTTCTTACCACAAGGTATTACTGAAATTGGAGCAGCATTAATTGGACCAACACAAGAAGGTCCAGCATTTGTTCCAACAATTATCAGAAACTTTAGTGAGTTTGAAGAAATATTTGGTAAAGAATCTCAAGACTTTTATGTTCCATTCACAGCGAAGCAATATCTTCAAAGTGCAGGGACAGTAACAATCGTTCGTGTCTTAGGAATTGGTGGATACTCATCAGACTATTTAGCATTAACACTAAGTAGTTCTGCAGGAGCCCAAACAATAGCAGCAGTACTGAAACCTTCAAGAGGTAATTCGGCTGAGGCACCTAACGCATCAACAACAGGTTTCTTAAATGGTCCAGGAAGTGCTTCATTAGCAGTCGGGGCAGATTGGGCAGCAGCATCATTAACGATAGCAAAAAGTACAAATGGAGCAACAGCTTATCCAATTAGTTTTGATACAGGTTCATCAAACTATATCGGAAATATATTTAGTACAGACCCACAAGAAACCAAACAAAAAGTATATTTAGCGGTAGATAATAAAGGATACTATTCAAATAGTAACCTTGATTTAAATGTCAGTATGAGTTTTGCAACAGGTAGTGATTCATTCTTAAGTGACCACTCACCGGCACAAACACCACCAATCCAATCACAATTAGTTGGTGGAGTAAGAACAGACTTATTTTCAGTCTATACTCGTGCAGACGGAGACGCAGCTAATTCAAAATTTAAAGTCGGTATCCGTGACATCAGAGAAGCAAAAGATGTAGCAGGTAGTGATTACGGAACATTTACATTAGATGTTCAGGTTAACAATCCAGGTCAAAATGATGATGGGACAATTTTAGAAAGTTTCCAAAATCTAACATTTGATGAAGATTCAATAAACTTCTTACCAAGAGCAATCGGTGATAGATATGTAACTATTGAAACTACTGGAAAATTAACAAACAATGGTGATTATCCAAATCAATCTAAATATATTTATATTAGAGATTACGATAATTTAACAGGTATCGCAGAATCATTAGTTCCAATGGGATTCGGAAAACTAACTACACCAAGTGATGATTCAATCACACTTGTTGGTGGTGGAACAGCAACTGCACCAATAGCTTCATTTGTTTCAAGTCAGATAAATTCAAGAGGAGCATTTGATTCAAATGTTTATTTTGGTTTTGACTTCGCAAATGAAACTAATAAACAATATTTGAGAAAAACACCAGCGGCAGCAGCAACTGGAAATAATGTAACAATGAGTTTAGAAAATCAATCTGGACACGCAGACGCTTCCACATTAGGAACACCAAACTCTGCAGCAAATGAGAAAATTACATTAGCACTTTCACACTTAAAACAAAGAAAGTTTGTAGTTCCTTTCCAAGGTGGTTTTGATGGAATGAATCCAGCAGCACCTAAGAAAACCGGAACAGATATTGTGGCAGGAAACTCACAAGGTTTTGATATGGCACTTGCCACATCAAGTGGTTCAGTAGCATTCAAGAAAGCGATTAACGCAGTATCAAATCCAGACGAATTTGATATCAACTTGTTAGCACTTCCAGGTGTTATTCACCAATTACACTCAGTCGTAACTAATCACGCAATTGATAAAGTTGAAGATAGAGCAGATTGTTTCTTCATTATGGACGGGTCAGCATATGGTCGTTCAATTGATAACGCAGTCAATGATATCAAAACATTAGATTCAAACTATGTCGGAACATATTATCCTTGGGTGAAAATCTTAGATGGTGTTAAAAACAAACCAACTTGGGTCCCACCTTCAGTAGTATTACCAGGTGTATATGCACAAAATGACGCAGTAGGACAAGAGTGGTTTGCACCAGCAGGTTTAAATCGTGGTGGATTAACTGAAGTGTTAGAAGCACAAACAAGACTAACGAACTTGGAAAGAGATGATTTATACGAAAATCGTATTAATCCTATCGCAACTTTCCCAGGTCAAGGTGTGGTTGTGTTTGGACAGAAAACACTACAAGCTAAACCAAGTGCATTAGACAGAATCAATGTAAGAAGATTGTTGATTAACTTAAGAAAGTTCATCGCATCATCTTCAAGATTCTTGGTATTTGAACAAAACACAAATGCAACAAGAAACAGATTCTTGAATATTGTGAATCCATACTTAGAACAAGTACAAGCAAATTCAGGACTAACAGCGTTTAGGGTGGTAATGGACGAATCAAACAACACACCAGATGTTGTGGATAGAAACCAATTAGTTGGTCAAATCTTTATCCAACCAACCAGAACAGCTGAGTTCATAGTCTTAGATTTCGTAGTTCAACCAACTGGAGCAGCATTTCCAGAGTAATTGAATTCTTAATCAGAGAATAAGAAAAACCCCCGATACTCTCGGGGGTTTTTTGTTTTGATAAGGAAGAAAAAATTTGAGAGTTTAACCACCTAACTCACAAGGGTTGTTTCTAAATCGTGAAACCCTACATAACCCACGCGGTTCCAAATATGTAGTCACCGCAAACCCACAAAACTACTTAGGATAAATAGCAAATGTATCAGCATATTCAGCCAAACAATAACCTTGGGCTCTTCTATACCCATAGTGTGTTTTACTACAACCACGATACCTAATTCTATAATTACCAGTCATCATCATTTCTCTAATAACTGGATTAAATCTATACATCATAGGAATACCCTTGTAATGAGCTACTTCACCAAGGTCAGTATTAGCGTAATTCATAATATTTAATCTTGGTTGGTTTTGATTTGCTTCATACAATTCCATAGGATTGTGTGCGTATTGATAAACATTCATAGTGAATGTCCTATTGTCAAAACCAAAAGCTCTTGGAACAAGAGTATCTTGGTAATCTCTCATATAAATACCTTCGGTATCAGTCGTAATTATTTCATTATTTTCAATCATATTTTTCCTTTATCAATTAACTTACACTATAATATACAAATACTATTTGTAAAAGTCAAGCTTTTTTTAATTATTTTCTTCGAAAAGTTCTTCTTCACAATCATCACAAAGGAAAAAGCCACCGGTTTCAACACCACACTCTTCACATATTATTTCATCAATCATACTATAATATACAATGAATAAATGACAATGTCAAGTAAAAACTTCTAAAAAACTTCTAAAAAATATATCAAAATAAGTCGTTATAGAAAATCACTTTTTTTAGTTTCGTTATATTTATTAATGTAATAGAAAAAAAGTCTTTATAGGAGAAAGAAAGTGGCCGAGTTTATAGACCCAAATGATATATTTTTTACACCATTTGAACCGAAAACAAAAAATAGGTTTGTTATGGAGATTGACGGGATACCAGCATATCTTGTTAAAACAATGGCAAGACCAAGTATTCAATTTGAAACAATCACATTAGACCATATCAATACGAAAAGATATGTAAAAGGTAAAGCTACTTGGCAACCTATTAGTATCACATTGTATGACCCAATCGTTCCATCAGGAGCACAATCAGTAATTGAGTGGGTTAGATTACATCACGAATCAGTAACTGGTCGTGACGGATACTCAGACTTCTATAAAAAAGACATCACATTTAATGTATTGGGACCAGTCGGAGATAAAGTTGAGGAGTGGACATTAAAAGGAGCATTCATCACAGAAGCAAACTTTAATGAATTAGATTTCGCATCATCAGAAGTTGCAGACATCGCACTTACTTTACAATACGACTACGCAATACTACAATTCTAACGGAGAAAAATTATGTGGGCAATATTTAAAGACAACAATGAATACAACGAGAAATCAATAATTGGTTTCGGTGCATTCACAGTAATGGTTTTATTTGCATTTGCAGATGTTGTTACTGGACTTATGGGTAAAGATTTAGTTATCAATGATGTGGTATACAATTCTTTCCTATTCACTACATTAGGTAGTTTCGGTATCGCAGGTGCAGAAAAAGTTTTAAAAAAATAATAAGTTATTAATTCTTAATAATCAAGGAGTAAAACAAAATGGCTGAAAATCAGTATGGATTTCCTACTGAAGTTCTATCTTTACCATCAAAGGGATTATTATATCCCGAAGATAGTCCTTTGCGTAGCGGAACAATAGATGTCAAATATATGACAGCAAAAGAGGAAGATATCTTAACTTCCACAAACCTAATTGCACAAGGTAAAGTAATCGAAAGACTACTGGAAAGTGTAATCGTAACACCAAATGTTAAATTAGATGATTTATTAGTTGGTGATAAAAACGCAGTAATGATGGGAACTCGTATTTTGGGATATGGTAGTGGATATAATGTATCACTCAATGACCCAGAAACAAATGAAGAAGTTGAATTACAAGTTGACTTAACTACATTACAACCAAAAGAAATGGACGAAAAACTATTAGAAAAAGGTGAAAACAAGTTTGAATTTGAATTACCTAATTCTAAACGAAAAGTTGAGTTCAAATTACTAAATGGACACGATGAAAAGAAAATTGAAGAAGCTTTGAAAGAATTAGAAAAAGTTGAACAATTGACAGGAGTTTCATCAGAACTAACCACAAGAATCAAACATCAATTAATATCAGTTGACGGCAACACAGAACAATCATTTATTGACAATTTTGTTGATAATGAATTTTTAGCATTGGACACACGAGCATACAGAAAGTATGTAGCGAGTATCACACCAGATATTGATTTATCATTTGATTACAGAACCAAAGGAACAGGTAAAGAAGTTAAGGTCGATGTCCCATTAGGGATGGAATTTTTTTGGCCAGCCGGCGAGTAGAAGGCCGGCTCTTCACGAAGACATATTCAACATAGTTTATTACGGACAAGGATTTACCTATACTGAAATCTATAATATGCCTTTGCCATTAAGACGATATTATACTGACTTGATGGTCAAAGCAAAGAAAAAAGAATCAGATGAAATGGACAAAATGAACAACAATCCTGCATTCAAAAACTCAACAACTTGATATTTATTACTGAGATAATTTAAGGAAACATAATGTCAAAACTCACAACAGAAAGCAAAAACATCTTGGCAGAATTCGTAGGTAGTTTAATGAAGGCCTATGCAAGACACGGCGCTAAAAAAACTCGTCAAAAAATACAAAATGACCCAGTCATAAAAAAGAGTTTAGAAAAAATAGCACAATTGGATAAAGAAGTCCAACAAGATATCGCTAAGAGAATTAAGGCAGACCCAAAGTTCAAAAAAGAATACGAAAAAAATGTTGCTGCAGGTTTGTAACCTTAAATTACTAAATAATTCCAATCTAAATAAAAAATAATATGGCGACAAAGAGCGAAACAATAACACAAAAAATATCTGATATTCGTGAAGTTAACGAAGGTTTAAAAGACCAGGTTAGTTACGAAAAAGAAATAAATAAATTATATGCCGATAGAGACCGCTTCGGTAAAAGGCAAATGGATGCCGTAGAAGATGTATTGGATAAAACCAAAGATATATTCCAAAATCGTAAAGACCTAACTAACGAACAAATAACATCAGTTGACTTACACAAATTAGAAAGAAGATTAATCGCTGAAGGTTTAGAAGACCATATCGAAATTGTTCAAAAATTAAAACAAGAACATAGTATTCAAAAAGAAATCAATCGAACCGTAAATGCTCAAGCAAAAATGTATGAGGGTATAGGTGGAACCATTGATGGTTTCATAAGAAAGATACCAGGTATTGGTGGTATGTTGGCAGATTTATTAGGAACTGGTGATTTAGGTAAAGAAATGTCTGAAGGATTCAGAACTGAAGTGGCCAGAGGTGGTGGCTTTTTTTCAGGAGCAAGTCAAGAACTTACTGGTAGTCTTGGAAGAGATTTATTTGTTGGGAAAGATGGAACACCCGAAACTAAAAAAGCGATACGAACTTTTGGGGATACTTTTCATAAAGGAATTATGGGTGCTTTCGGAACAGTTGCAAGTTTCGCAGTAGCAACTAAATTATTTAGTATTGGATTACAACAAGGATTCGCATCACAAGGTCCAATTCAAGCAGCTAAACGATTTTTTGCAGGTGGAGCATTTGAAGGAATAAGGTCAGCACTTGGAACAGGAGCAAAAGCAGAACGAGGAACCCTAAGACGACTCGTGATGAATAAGTTTAGATTTGGAGTTTCTGAAGCAGACCAAGCAAAAATATTATCAGCACAAGTCAATATAGCGGGATTATCACAGAAGAGTGCACTCAATATTCAACAAAGTTTAGCCAGTTCAGCAGCAATGCGTGGTGTATTACCGGAAGACGTATTTGCAGATATAGCGAACAACACAGAACAATTCGCTACATATGCAAAAGATGGTGGACAAAACATCGGTGAAGCAGCAATCCGAGCAAGAGAATTAGGAGTATCATTGGATACGGTATTTAAAATATCGGATGGTATATTAGATTTTCAATCCAGTATTGAAAATGAATTAAAAGCATCGTTGTTAATCGGAAGACAATTAAATCTTAATGAAGCCAGAAGATTAGCAATGGCCGGAGATATGGCAGGTCTACAAGAAGAAATTCTAAGACAAGTTGGTAGTGAAGAAGAATTGCAACGAATGAACGCAATTCAAAGAAAGTCATTAGCGGGTGCATTAGGAGTTACGGTTCAGGAATTAAACAAATTGGCATCTGGTGATTTGGAAGTAAAAAATTCAGATATGAAACAAAATACAACCGCTATGCAAACTTTAACTTCCGTAATGATTGCAGTAGCAGGTATTCAAGGTGTAAGAGCTTTAGGTATGGGTGCCGGGTATGTTTCTCAAATGTATATGAAAGGTGGATTCTCAGGGGAAGCATTGACGATGGCACAATATAGAAAAAGTGGATTATCATTTCAAGGTGTGTCTTTTGCAGAAGCAAAAATGGGTAATCCAAAAGTGAATACCGCATTAGGATTAAAAACAGGTTTCGCAAGAGGAGGAGCGAGTCTTGCAGCAACTGCTGGAAGATTTGGTATATATGGGATAGCTTTAGCGACAATAATTGGTCTCGTTACTGCAGTAGTAAGAAATACAAAAGACTCAGCAGAAAACACTAAAGGTAGAGGACTACCTAACTTCATAACATCAACCGTGACTGACCCACTTAGAGGATAATTAAATGGCATTGATAGATAAAACAACAGACATTACAAGTTTTGATTACAAAAAAGTTCGTAAAACCAACACGACTGAAAACGGAACATTTAAAACTAATCAAAAAAACAATAGTGAAAAAAATACATCTTTTGACGAAGGAAGAGTTCAACAACAATACACTAAGTTATCACCGGATGAAGACCAATTCTTGAAAAAAGAACCAGGTGATAGATACAGAGGAACAAAACTTGATGAAGGACTATTTCGTGGTGGAGCAGCACTTAATGTTGAGAGAAATGTAGAAGATACAGCAAGAATCACTAAGTTTTTAACAACACCAAAAGGTTTATTGTTTACTGGAAAACAAATTCTTTTACAAAAGTCAAACGCCTCAGAACACACCAGAGGATACAAAATAGAATCACCAATCACCAATAGACCACCATTTACTCGTGATGAACGACATAGTGAAAATGAGTTTACAAGACCTTCCAAAACTTATGAAGAAGTTAAAGGAATATCACAAGAGGGAACAATTATTCCAGAAGTTGGAGATAAAGAAGCAAAAGATTTAAGAAATGCAGTTCAACCAGTTGTATTGAAAAGTAGAGGAGATAAACCAAGAGGAACTTTAACGATTGGTAAAGTTAATACTGGTTTACAAAAAGAGCAGAAAGACAAAAAATTTAAATTAAATACAAAAGATGTTAAAGACGGAAATAAATTAAATCCAAAAATTACCCAAGATGTTAACGACTTACCAAAAGATTTTATAGACTTTAGAATTAAAGATATGGTGAATAATCAATTTATACAATTCCCAGCATACTTAACTGATATCTCGGATAACTCATCAGCTGAATATAATCCAACAAGATACATCGGTAGACCAGACCAAGTATTTGTTTATTCTGGATACACCAGAAATATTAGTTTTGGATTCAGAGTAGCAGCATTAAAAAAAGAAGATATTCCAATTTTATGGAGAAAGGTTGACAAAATGAAATTATTAACTTTACCTACATTTAAAAAAGATGTAGTGGTTAATGATGGAGAAGAAAGACCAATCGCACCATTCGTTGAATTAACTTTAGGTAATTTACTAAGAGAACAACCAGGATATTTCACTTCCGTAAATGTAACGATACCACAAACTTCAACTTGGGAATTACAAGAAGGATTTCAACTACCACACATTTGTGATGTAGCGGTTGAATTTGTTTTTGTTGGACGAGTAACACCACAGAATTTTGAAATGACACACGACCATACAGGTCCGGGTGGGGTTCACGGTAATTTGACTGATAACACCCACACTTTAGATAATGCAAGCACTTTTAATATTGGACCAAAGAAATAACAGGAAATAATTATGGCAAGATACGATGACAGCTCAATAATACAAGATAAAAATCGTGAAAGATATCTATCTACACAAAAACTTCCAATCATACCTAAACGAGATACCGATATATTAATCATTGGTAAAGTAGGACAAACCTTACTCAATTTAGCAAATCAATACTACGGAGATGTTAATTTATGGTGGGTGATTGCAAGAGCAAACCCAGAGTGTTTTACCGGAGGAATACATTTAAAGGTTGGAACCGAATACAGAATACCAGCAGAATTATCAGTAATTGAAGAGGAAATACTTAGTGGTGGTGGTTCATTGGGAAGTTCAACCGGAGGATACTAATGAGTTTCTTCAGAACACCAATAGACCCGGAAGTTCAAAAAGAGTTATTTCGTAGAATTGATGGTGTCAATAAAGATTATTCAGGTAATATTCTTCAACCAGTAGAAAATCCATTCGAAAATGAATACTTTAAATCTTGTTGGGCAAGAGTAATTACTATTGACAATGATAGTAAAAACGGAAAACCATACTTTTTAAATAGTCAACTCGGTGACGACGGAAAAACACCAATCACAGAACCATTAAATATTAGAGGTGGAGACTACTCAAGAGGTAGGGCAGGTATCACATCAATCAGTTCTAATTTCAAAGAATTCTTTTTAAAACAATCAACCATTAGTTTCTTATGTCCGGACCCAAAAGAATTTGAAGTAATTCAACAAAAGTTTTTAAAACACGGAAGGTATTGTTTGGTGGAATTTGGATGGTCCACAAGAAAAAATATTAAATTGAAAGAAATCAATACTTCTAATCTTGTTAAATTTGCTAACAATTTAAATTCAAGAACTAAAGGTTCACGAGGTAATTATGCAGCAATTTGTGGAGTAATCACTAATTTCAATTTCAATCAAAAACAAGACGGAAGTTACGAGGGAACATTTGAAGTCAGTAGTATGGGTAGAAATGTATTAGGACAAAAAATAAAAACTGACGGAAAACTTGAAAATCTTGTTAGTTTCGTTGATGAAAGAGTGAAAGCCATAGAAGAAGGTTCATTAACCACCAAAACAGAATTAGAAAAACTTAGTTTATTTAGAGAAACCTTTGTTAATTTTCACGCAACCATTAAAGGACTACCAGACGTAATACAAGATTACATAGAGAATTCACAATATACTGGAAAACGTGAATCATCAACATTGGAACTTCCATCAAATGAAGATGGCTCTGACCTTCCGACAGAACAACCAGTAATAACTTCAAAGAATGGTGCAGCGTATATTCCAGTTTCAAAAGATTTGAAATTCAAAACACCAGGAGAAGAAAAACCATTTGCATATTGTACTTGGGGTTGGTTTGAAGACTATGTATTGAATAGTTTCTTCGCATTTACTTCAAAAAATGATTCTCAATTTAAGTCAAGATTTTTTAGCACCAATGAAATATATAGTGAAGATGGAAAAGAAGTTATTGGAAATCAATCAACTCAATGTAGAACTAATCCAAACTTATTTTCTTTAGGATTACAATCCGTAATTCTACCTGGAAAGTTTAAACAATTCTCACCAGATAGTCAACGAGAAGAGTCGGGGACTAATCGAGATGCATTTGGACTTGGTACTAAGGTGGGGAGAAGGATGAGAGAACGACTAACTTCCGAACACGAAAACCGAGAAAAAGCATTAAGTAAAGTTATTTCACATTTTTCTCAACACTTTGAACCATTTGAAATTGATTACGATGTATATATTGGTGATACACGAGGTGGAGTGTCCAATTACACGGTTAATCCAGAAGGTCTATTGATTCAAAAAGAGAACTTCTATCCAATTCAAGTAGGAGTTTTAGGTGCTGGAAAACCAAATGTAGGTCAAATAAGAAATATGGTATTTGAAGCAAATTACTTAATGGAATCATTTGATAACGAAACTAACATTGACCAAGCTTTGATGAGATTCTGGCAAAAAGTTTCAAATGATTATGGTGGTTTTTGGAGATTTGGTGTTGTTCAAGATGAAGATGTTGATGGTAAAATAAAAATTGAAGATTTAAACATAGGTCTTGAAGACGATAGTGATGTTCAGAATAAGTTATCAACACCAGAAGACCCTACTAAAATATTTGAATTTCCATTATATGAAAAGGATTCAATCATACAAGACTTTTCATTAGAAACCGCTTACGATAGTGAGATGGCCACGATGGCGGTTTTCGGTAGTAATGCTGATGTCCGAGCAACTCGTGGTGATATGGGACAAGGATATACTGAATTAGCCATAAGGTCTCTTTCATTAATACAAAACAAAGACAATATTCAAACAACTGGTGAAGAGTTTTATGATGATTTTTTAAATAAATTAGAAATTCCAACCAATTCTAATCCACAACAACAGGGAACTTCATCTACTGGAGCAAAAACAAATCTTATAAAACAAATAACATCGGGTGGAATAAAATTTACAGAAATAGAAGGAGTACGAAAAAATAAAGATAAAATAGTAGAGGATATCCAAAATCAAAATACTCTCAGTCACAAAGAAGAAGATTTACGAAAAGGATACTTCTGGTTTAATACTGCGGATGACATAACACAGATTTATGCAGCAAGAACTGGACAAATGTTACAAGAATTTAAACGAACAATGTTGTACAAAATAAATAAATCTTCGGACCCAGATGATGCTTCAAATTACAATGTAGTGTTACCGGCAGTTCCATTACAATTAAATTTAACAATACAAGGAATTGGTGGTATAAAAATTGGAGACCTATTCTACATAAGATACTTACCAGAAATGTATAAAAAATATTGTCATTGGATGATTGTTGGTGTTGACCATACAATTGAAACAACTGGTTGGACCACCAAGTTAGACGCAAGGATGATTGTCGATATTCCTAAATTGGTTAAAGACTATAAAGGTGAATTATCTAAAACAGAATTTAAACCATTCCAAGTTCCACCAGGAAAACAATTATCAGATATATTGAGAAAAATCCAAACAAATATAGAATTTATAAACAAAGTTAAAGCGAATACCCAAATACAAAGAGAAGCTCAAGATGTTGATATTGACACTAAAGAAGGAGCACAAGAGTTACTTAAGAAGACAAGAAATAGATGGTTTAGAAATCTAATCTATGGTGAAGGTGAGGGAAGTCCTTCATTTGACGCAGACTTAGTAAGTTACGAAGAACTAATCAAAAAATTTGGTAGTGAAGCAGATATTGCAGTTAATCTAACAGAAGAAGAACGAACAAAACTTGGTTACCAAAACTAATAAATAAATCATTTTTTCATATCCGTAAATACTATTTATAATAAAGGTTATAATGATTATAGTAAATACAAATAAACTATTCAATCAACTCAAACAACAAATACAATCAAAACCATTTGTATTATTACAAATTTATTCTGATGTCAAAGCACATCCACAAGAAAATCGTGTGAGTTGTTATTATGTTGATTTCCAAGATGAACAATATATTGTTCCGATTCACCATACCGAAAAATACCAAGATGAAATACAAATGATTGAAACCAATCAAACTATATTTGTTCAAGATTTAAAGCAATATCATCACAACACATTAGTATTCGGTAAAGATATTCGTGATATGAATTGGTCTTATTACTTACAACACAACATTCCGTTCAACACCGAAGAGTTTTTAACAAATTCACACCAACATTATTATCGTTTACATTACGATAAACCAAATGTGAATGATTTGATTCCATTGGTGAAACATATTCAATACTTCAAACCCATAGCGGAAAAACTATTTCAATCCTATGAACAACACGACCAAACCTTATTGACAAACTTATATCAAATAGAACGAAACGGACTAAAGACTTATGAAAAAATCATTTATTCAGAATACAATCCATACACATCAACCGGAAGACCAAGTAATCGTTTCGGTGGTATGAACTTCGCAGCCCTG